ATGGCAGGATCAGACGTAACCCCAGTCCTCATAAGCGATGAGGTGGCTTTAGACGCAGACGGAATATCAGTTGCCGCCTCAGTGGGCAACAACGCGGCATTGGTTATTGGCGGTGCTTTAGCAGACGGCGGAAGTGTGACTAACGCTTCTGGTAGACAAGTAACAATTTTATCAGCAGGAAATGATTCTTCGAAATCATTTAATGTAGTTGGTACGGATGTAAATGGTGCATCTCTTACAGAGAATGTTACGGGAGCTAACGCTGGAACAGCAACAAGCTCTGGTTATTTTAAGACTATTTTAAGCATTACCGCTGTTGGTAATCCTGCGGGAAACGTTTCCGCTGGTATTAACAACAATGCGCTAGGTGTAATTTTTGCAGGGCGAACACGTCTTCAAGGGT